CTATTGAACAAATGGGAAGAAGAAGACGAGATGAATACCAAGAAGGTTCACCTCAGATTCAAAAACAAGGATAGGAAAATATTATGGCAATTACACAAGCAATCGCAAATTCTTTTAGAGGAGAACTTTTAACAGGAACTCACAATTTTACATTATCGTCAGGAAACGTTTTTAAATTAGCTCTTTACACATCTGCTTCAACTATGAGTTCAACAACAACTGTTTATGCAAATACAGCAGAAGTTGCAAACACAGGTCAGTACGTAACGGGTGGTGGAGTTTTAACAAACGTATCACCAGTTGTTTCAGGTGGAGTTGCATTTATAGATTTTGATGACATTTCTTTTACTGGAGTTACTTTAACTGCAGCAGGAGCTTTAATTTATAATACATCTGCTACTAATAAAGCGGTAGCTGTATTAAGTTTTGGTGGAGATAAAACTGCAACCTCTGGAGTTTTCACAATTCAGTTTCCAGCAGCAACAACATCAGCGGCAATTCTAACGATTGCATAATAGGAGTAACCTATTATGGCTAATAATTTTAACTGGGGCCAATTAACTTGGAGTGCAGGTAATTGGGGACTTCAAGAACCTGTTACTAATGGTTGGGGTGCTTATGGTTATGGACTTTCAGAATGGAATAATAATAATTTAAGTGTTACAGCGCTTGTAACAGGTCAACAATTAAATTTATCTTTAAATAGTATAACTGCAATAGGAACAGCAGTTGTAGATTTAACAGGTCAATCATTAGTTACATCTTTAAATAGTATAACTGCAATAGGAACAGCGGTTGTAGATTTAACAGGTCAATCATTAACTACATCTTTAAATAGTGTAACTGCATTAGCAGTTACAAATATAAGTGTTACCGGTCAACAATTAAATATTTCTGAAGGTCAAGTAGATGCAGCTCCTGATGCAGACGTAACAGGTCAATCATTAACTACTTCTTTAAGAAGTGTAACTGCAATAGGAACAGCAGTTGTAGATTTAACAGGTCAATCATTAATTACATCTTTAAATAGTATAACTGCAATAGTAAGTCAAAATGTAAGTGTTACCGGACAATTATTAAATACTTCTTTAAATTCTGTAAATGTTGATCCAATCACAAATATAAGTGTTACTGGACAATCCTTAAATGTTTCTTTAAATGAAGCAACTGTAACATGTTCTGCTGTTGTAGATTTAACAGGTCAATCCTTAACTGCTTCTTTAAATAGTGTAACTGTAGCAATAGGTCAAAATGTAAATGTTACTGGTCAGTCATTAACCGGATCTTTAAATAGTATAACTGTAACGGGTTCTGCTGTTGTTTCTGTAACAGGAAATATATTGACTATTCAGTTAAATAGTGTAAATCCTCAAGTCTGGACAATAATTGATACCGGAACTACGTCAACTTACACAAATGTAAGTACAGGATCTACAGCAATCTGGACAGATGTTGACACGGCTGCTTAAATTAAATAATATAGTATAATAAGGAATTAATATGGCATCAAGTTATTCTACAGACCTCAAACTAGAAATTATGGTCACTGGCGAAAACGCTGGTACATGGGGTGATATTACAAATACAAATTTAGTTTTATTACAACAAGCAATTGGTGGTTACCAAGAAGTATCTATTGCAGGAGGAGCTCAAACTACAACTCTTCTAATGTCGAATGCAGCATTATCTAATGCAAGAAATGCAGTTATAAAATTAACAGGTGTAATTACAGGAAATCAAATTGTAACAGTTCCAGATGGTATTGAAAAAACATATATAATAGCTAATGGCACAACAGGTGCTTTTACAGTTCAATTTAAAACAGTATCAGGCACAGGTGTTACTTTTTCAGCAACAGATAAATCAACAAAACAATTCTTTGTAGATGGAACAAATGTTGTAGATACAGGATATGGAGATGTCACATTAACTGGAACACAAACATTAACAAATAAAACTTTAACTTCACCAAAAATTAATGAAATATTAGATACTAATGGAAATGAAGAAATAAAATTTACAACAACTGCATCAGCTGTTAATGAATTAACAGTTGCTAATGCTGCAACTGGAACTGATCCAGTAATTTCTGCAACTGGTGGCGACACTAACGTTGGAATTACATTAACACCAAAAGGTTCACTTGGAAGAATTACAGCAAATGGTGAAACAAAAATATTTGGTGTATATGAAGGAGTAACAATTTCTTCAACTTTCGTAACTGCATTTACATATGATGTACTTACACAAGCTGTTTATTTTCAAAACGTTAATTTAGGTTCTAATTTTACAGTTAATTTTAGAGGAGATGGTTCTAATGCTTTAAACGCGGCCCTAGCAACGGGTGAATCTGTAACAGTTGCATTAATCACAAAACAAGCTAACACAACATTTTACAATACATCTGTATTAACAGTTGATGGTACATCAACTGGAGTTACAGTAGTTTATCAAGGTGGAACAGCTCCAACAGCTGCAAACGCTTCATCTAATGATGTCTACACTTACACAGCAATCAAAACAGCGGCATCAACTTACACAATATTAGCAGCGCAAACTCAATTTAAATAGGAGTAGAAAGAATGCCTTTAAATTCAACACGCGGAGGAGCCTCAGCAAAAGGATTTGGATTTACATCAGGAAGTAAACCAGCTGAATTAGATTATTTAGTAGTGGCTGGTGGTGGAGGCGGAGGAAATGATAATGGTGGAGGTGGTGGAGCTGGAGGTTATAGAACATCATTTCCAGGTGGATGTGTAGTCACAGTATCTTATTATGCAGGAGCAAGTATTCCAGTAACAGTTGGAGCAGGTGCAGCGGGTTGTACTTCTGGATCTCCTTCAATTTTTTCATCTATTGTATCTACAGGAGGTGGAGGTGGAACATCTGGTAGCGTAGTGGGTTTAACAGGTGGATCAGGAGGTGGAGCAGGGGGCAGAAATAATACTGCTGGTGGAGCAGGAAATACACCATCAACTACACCACCACAAGGTAATCCAGGAGGAAATTCAAGACCAGGAAATACTGTTTGTACAGGTGGAGGTGGTGGAGGTGGTGGAGCTTTTGCTGCAGGAGGAAATTCAGGACCACCAGCTGCAACAGCAGGTGCAGGAGGAGCAGGTTCAGCAAATTCAATTACAGGAACATCAGTTACAAGAGCTGGAGGAGGAGGCGGAGGTTCACAAAATATACCAGGTGGAGCAGCAGGATCTGGCGGAGGTGGAGCAGGTGGAGGACCAGGAGCAAATGGATCAGCAGGAACAGCTAACACAGGAGGTGGAGGTGGTGGATCAGCTGGTAATAGTCCAAAAGTTGCAGGCGCCGGCGGATCGGGAATCGTTATATTAAGAGGAAAAAGTACATCAGATATTTTAAGTGTAAGTCCAGGAACTAACACAGTTACAACACAACCTTGCGGTCAGGATGTAGCATCATTTACAGTACCAGGAAATTTAACGGTTACAAAAGGATCAGGTCCAGTGTCGCCGTTTAGCGCAGATTATTTAGTAGTAGCAGGTGGAGGTGGTGGGGGAGCAGGTAATTGTGGATTTAATGGTCATGATGGTGGAGGTGGTGGAGCAGGTGGATATCGTACTTCATTTCCTGGTGGAGCAGCATTAACAATAACAGCAGGAACAGCTTATCCAGTAACAGTTGGAGGAGGTGGACCAGGAGGAACATCAACAGGAACAGGAACTAGTGGAAACCCATCAAGTTTTAATCCTGGACCAGTAGGAATTACTTCTACAGGTGGTGGCGGAGCAGGAGGATCAGCAGGATCAAGAGATGGAAGCACTGGAGGTTCAGGAGGAGGTGCAGGAACATCGGGCGGTGGAACAGGTTCTGGAGGATCAGGTAATAGTCCACCAGTAAGTCCATCACAAGGAAATCCAGGAGGAAATTCCTCATCACAATCTGCAGGTGGAGGTGGTGGAGCCGGAGCTGGAGGTACTAGTGGAGGAGATTATCCAGCAGGACCAGCTGGTTTAGGAGGAAATGGTTTAGCAAATTCAATTACAGGAACATCTATTACAAGAGCAGGTGGAGGTGGAGGTGGAGCAAATCAAGCACCTGCCCCATCTGGATTACAAACAGGTATTACTGGAGGAACTGGAGGTGGAGGAAATGGTGGTGTACCAAATTTACCTTGTTCTCCAACTGCTCCTAATAGAGCAGGAGTTGCAGGAACAGTTAACACAGGAGGAGGTGGGGGTGGAGGTTCTGTTCAAAATAATGGCACAGGAACTGCAAATGTAAGTGGAGGATCTGGGGGAGCCGGTATTGTTATTGTAAGATATCCATCAGGAGCAGCACCAGCCATAACTTTAGCACCAGGAACAAACGTTAAAACAACAGCACCAAATGGTGATGGAGTTGCAACATTTACAGTGCCTGGAACGTTTACTGTTGCAGCAAAAGTTTAATGATTTATACTCTTTATTTTTATAAAAAATTGTATTATAATAACAAATAGGAATTAAAAAATATGGCACATTACGCAGAACTAGATATAAATAATAAAGTTATAAGAGTATTAACAGCTTGTAATCAAGATATTGCTACTCATGGAGGAGAATTATCTGAAGAAGCTGCTAATTATTTTGGAACATATACTCCATTTTCAGAAGATGGTGTAAAATGGGTTCAAACTTCTTATAATAATAATTTCAGAAAACAATATGCTGGAATTGGTTACACATTTGATTCCACAAAAAATAAATTTATTGCACCACAACCATACGCATCTTGGTCGCTAGACTCTAATGACGATTGGCAAACTCCAGTTGTATATCCAACAGTTACAACTTATGGAGATAATGTAAGATATTTTATTTCTTGGGATGAGTCTAATTTAAGATGGATTGGTAAAGATGATCAACAAAATACATTTGCTTGGTCACCTGACACTTCATCTTGGATTGCTACAGGCAACTAAATTAAATAATATTCGACCTTTACAAATAATATAGAAATTAGTATATATTCATTAGAATGAATCTACAGAATTATTACTACTATTTTCAAAGTGCACTCACACCTAGATTTTGTGATGAATTAATTAAATATGGCACTGCGCAACAAGAGCAATTAGCATTAACAGGTGGTCAAACTATTAAAATTCAAAAAGGTAAAGATTTAAAAGAAGAAGATATAGTAGATTTAAAAAAGAAAAGAGATTCAAATATAGTTTGGTTAAATGATCGTTGGATATATAAAGAAATTCAACCTTTTATTCATCAAGCAAATAAATTAGCAGGGTGGAATTTTGATTGGGATTTTTCAGAAAGTTGTCAATTTACAAAATATAAATTAAATCAATTTTATGATTGGCATTGTGATTCTTGGGATGTTCCATACATTAATCAAGATAATAAAGACACTAACGGTAAAATTAGAAAATTATCTGTGACATGTTCATTATCAGATCCAAAAGATTATGAAGGTGGAGAATTAGAATTTGATTTTAGAAATATGGATCCAGATAAACCAACAATTAGAAAATGTGCAGAAATAGCAGCACGCGGATCTATTGTAGTTTTTCCATCACACGTTTGGCATAGAGTTAAACCAGTAACGAAAGGAACAAGATATTCATTGGTGATTTGGAACCTTGGATATCCATTTAAATAATGGCAAAAACAGATCAGTTAACTTCTTCAGTTTATTTTAGTTCACCTGTCTATTCTATAGAAATTCCAGAATGGGTAGATGATACAAATAAAATTTGTGATAAATATATAAAAGACTCTAGAAAAAATAATATTAAAACAATTAAAGAACGCGAAAAGAAATTTGGTAAAAAAATAGGAGATCATGGAATGAGTTATCATTCTTCATCATTAATAGGAGATCCTGCTCTAAAAGAATTACAAGAATATATTGGTTCAACTTCATGGAATGTTTTAGACCATATGGGTTATGATTTAAAAAATTATGAATTATTTTGGACTGAATTCTGGGTACAAGAATTTGGAGATAATGGCGGTGGTCATCATGAAGGTCATATACATTATGATAATCACATTTCTGGTTTTTATTTTTTAAAATGTTCAGATAAAACTTCAATGCCAGTATTTCATGATCCAAGACCAGCAAAATTAATAACACAATTACCTTTAAAAAATGAAACTGAAATTACACTTGGAACACATCAAATTCATTATAAACCAAAACCAGGTACTATGATATTTTTCCCAGCTTATATGGAACATCAATATGTGGTTGATGATGGAGTAGAACCTTTTAGATTTATTCATTTCAATTTACAAGCTGTAAGAAAAATGATAACAGATACTGTTAGAAATACAGTAAAGGAGAAAAAATGAGTTTTAAAAAAGATAAATACGTAATTATTAAAGAAGCAATATCAGAAGATCTTGCAAAGTTTTGTTATGATTATTTCATGATGAAGAAACAAGTTGCAAGAACTATGTTTGATAATAAATATATTTCACAATTTACTGAATACTTTGGTGTATGGAACGATCAACAAGTTCCAGAAACATATTCACATTATTCTGACATTGTAATGGAAACATTACTTGTCAAATTACTTCCAGTAATGGAAAAACAGACATCTCTTAAATTAAACCCAAATTATTCTTATGCTAGGATTTATAAAAAAGGAGATGTCTTACATAAACACAAAGATAGATTTTCATGTGAGATTTCTACAACTATGCACTTAGGTGGTGGTTGTTGGCCAATATATTTAGAACCAGATGCATCACAAGGTGGTGTAGATGAAAAGACAGGTAAGTATAAAGCATCAAAATCCAAAGGTGTTAAAGTAATGTTAGAACCTGGTGATATGTTAGTATATCGTGGAAATGAATTAGAACATTGGAGAGATAAATTATCCTTTGATGATTGTGGTCAAGTATTTTTACATTACAATAATATAGAAACTAAAGGATCTAAAGAAAATATATACGATCGTAGGCCTCATTTAGGACTTCCCGCTTGGTTTAAAAAATAGTATAATTCTTCTTTTTTTAGTATATAAAGGATACTTATGCCTTTACAGAAGATACAATTTAAGCCTGGATTTAATAAACAACAAACAGCAACCGGAGCCGAAGGGCAATGGATTGATGGTGATAATGTTAGATTTAGGTATGGAGAACCACAGAAAATAGGTGGTTGGGAGCAACTCGTTGCTAGCACCTTAGCAGGTCCCGCGCGTGACCAGCATACGTGGACAGCATTAGATGGTAAAAAATATGCAGCTATTGGTACTTCTAAAATATTAGTTATTTATTACGAGGGTTCTTTTTTTGATATTACACCACTTGGTACGGCGCTAACTGGGGCAACTTATACGTCTACAACATCTTCAGCATTAGTAACAATAAATTTAACATCTCATGGATTATCAGTTGGTGATTATATAATATTTACAAGTGTTACAACTCCAGGAGCTCCTACAACCAGTTATACATCAGCTGATTTTACAACAAATACATTTCAAGTAACTACAGTGCTTACAGCAAATACTTTTAGAATTACTATGACAAGTGCTGAAACAGGGACGGGTGTTACTGCAGGTGGAACTTTAACAATGACACCTTATGTATTTATTGGTCCAACATTTCAAACTCCAGCTTACGGATTTGGTACAGGATTATGGGGTGGAGTAGTTATTCCAAGTGTAGCAAATCAATTAAATGGAGCGATTAATAATTCTGTTACAACTATCACAGTAGATTCAACAACAGGATTTCCAGCTACCGGAAGAATAGATATTGATACTGAATTAATTACTTATACTGGAAAAACTGCAACAACTTTTACAGGTTGTGGACGAGGAGCTAACGGATCTACTGCAGCATCACATTTAGATAATGCTGTTGTTACAAATGCAACATCTTGGGAAGATTGGGGAGAAGAATCTTCAGTTACAACTGTTAATCTAGAACCAGGTTCCTGGTCGCTTGATAACTTTGGTCAGATACTTGTTGCAACAATTAAAAATGGAAAAACATTTACTTGGGATCCATCTGTTGCAAACAGATTAGGAGTAAGAGCAGCTGTTGTAAGTGGAGCACCTACAAAATCTATTATGACGATTGTTTCAGATAGAGATAGACATTTATTTGCAATGGGAACAGAGACTACAATTGGAGATACTACATCTTTTGATCCAATGCTTATAAGATTTTCAAATCAAGAAGATATTAGTACATGGACTCCAAAAGTTACAAATACTGCAGGTACATTTAGATTAGATACTGGAAACACAATTATTGGAGCGGTGCAAGGTAAGGATTATATATTAGTATTAACGGATCAAGCAGCTTA